CTTGCAAAACTTTATAACTAAGCATGATATCAATCCTAAGTGGATATTTATTGACCCCAGTGCTAAAAGCTTCAGAGTTGAGTTATATCAGCACAGACATGAGTTTCCAGCATTTAAGCGAATCGCTAAAGCTAACAATAGTGTCAATGAGGGTATAGAAAAGGTTAGTAATTTGATTACGCTTAATAAGTTTCAAGTGTTAAAGCATAATGATAAGGCTCAAGAGGAATTCCATTCTTATCGTTGGGATGAGAAGGCAGCTGCTAAAGGAAAAGATACTGTTATTAAAGATAATGACCATATTATGGATTTAATTAGATATGTAGTTAATAGTACACCGAGAGTTTACAAGAAATTGATACACTAGAGAAAGGTGGTGAAACATTTGCAACAATGGAATAAAAAATATTTTAAGTATCATGAAAAATACGGAGAATATGCTGCGTGGTGGAGTGGTTCTTCTGAAGAATTATTAAACTACTACTTAGGAGTTGACACTTATCAGCAGTATACAGTTAATGATTACAACTTAGAAAAGCAGGGGTTGTTCTGGGAGAAGGATATTCACAACGATAGGTCAACAATGTTACATGTGCCGATAGCAGGCGATATTGCTTCAACATCAGCAGACTTCTTATTTTCAGAAATGCCAGATGTTAAGATACCAGAAGCACACGAGGAAACAGCAGCAAGTGATGCAACGGATGCTCAAGATAGGCTTAACATTATCATTGAAGAAGGTGATGTGTATAGTAGGTTATTAGAAGGTGCAGAAACTACCTCAGCAATGGGCGGTGTATTTGTTAAGCTAGACTGGGATGCTGATGTAAAAGACTTTCCTATTCCAATAATGGTACAGCCAGACAATGCAATGTGGGAGTTTAAGTGGGGATTTCTTCAGAGTGTTAAATTCTTCAAAGTTATTGATCATCCCGACAACAATGTATATTATCGCTTAGTTGAAACTAGAACAAAAGATGATAACGGCAAAGGTGTAATACTTAATGAGCTATACAAAGGCACAATGACAAAGTTAGGTACTAAGATTCCACTTGAGCAACATCCAGATACAGCAGGAATGGAAGAAGTTATTGAGCATGGACTAGACAGCCTATTAGCTTGGTATGTGCCTAATAAGAAGCCTAACAGGTTGTGGAGAGGTTCTGCATTAGGTGAGAGTGATTTGCAGGGTATAATTGGATTAATGGATGCTATTGATGAAACTTACACTAATTGGGTGAGAGATTTACGCATAGCAAGAGGAAGAATTATTGTGCCAGAATATATGCTGGAAACTGATAACAATGGCAACTTATATCATGATATGGACAAGGAAGTATTTGTAGCACTTAATCAAGGACCAGCAGGAGAAGAAAATAACTCTATTGACAATGTGCAGTTTGATATTAGAGCACAGCAACATTATGACACAGCAAAAGAGTTGATGAAACAGGCATATAGTGGTGCAGGATATTCACCAGCTAGTTTTGGCTTAGGTGATAGCACAAGCAATGCAACAGCAACTGAAATTAAACAGCAGCAGAGTAAATCATTTAAGACTTCTGCTAAAAAAGCTAAATATTGGACTTCTACATTAGAGGATATGTTTTACTGGATGCTGCAAGTTGACAATTACGCTTTTGGTAGCAACAATGCTGATTATAAGGTTCAGGTTAACATTCAAGATAGTGTGCAAACTGATCCAATGCAGAAAGCTGACAGCATTAACAAGCTTGTGCAAGCTAAAGCAATGAGTATTGACACTACTGTTAGACAACTACATCCAGAATGGAATGAAAAACAAGTTGAAAATGAAGTTAATCGCATAATGCAGGAAAATGGAATGGCAGTTAATGAGCCAGACGATTTAGTTTAGAAGGGGGTGTTAAAAATTTCTAAATACAGAAAAAAACCAGTTGTAATTGAGGCTGTTGAATGGAATGGGGCTAATAATTTAATTACTGAAACTTTTATGAAGGATTGTAAGGATGCTTATATTGATTATAGTAATAAACAGCTAGGAGAAGTTGTTATACCTAAAACCTGATATATTTCACAAAACTTATGAAAAAGTGTGATTAAATGGCTAAAATTGATGATTTAACATTAAAAGTTGGTAGAGTATATGCTCAAGCTGAAAGAGATATTATTCAGCGGATTGCTAACAGGTTGAAGAAAGATAAAACACTAACTATTGAACAATGGGAAATTAGAAAGTTGAGAGAACTGCAAACATTAAGGAGTGGTGTTGAAAAGCAGATTAAAGCTAAACTGGACAATTACACAGAAAAAGAATTACAGCCTATTATACAGGAATTATATAATCAAGGTTCAAAAGATGCTATTGCTGATTTGCGAAAAGTATATAATATTAATGAAATAACAACTGATTTTGGCAAGATTGATGAAGCTACAGTTGCTAATTATACTAAAGCACTCAAAGGTAATTTGCAGGGTACACACTTACGAATGATAAGACAGGCTGATGATGTGTATAGACAAGCTGTCAGCAGAGGAGTTAACACTGTCCTAACTGGCAGCGGAACAAGAGTTGAGGGTGCACAGAGAGTACTGAACGAGTTTGCTAACAGAGGAGTTAGCGGATTTGTCGATAAATCAGGTAGAAGCTGGAATCTCAAAACTTATGCGGAAATGGCAACAAGGACCACAGCTGCTAGAGCAAGAATAGATGGCTCATTAAATAGATTTCAGCAAAATGGTGAAGACTTGGTAGTTGTATCAGCTCATGCCGAAAGCTGTCCAATATGCGACCCGTGGGAAGGTAGGATATTAAGTATAAGTGGCAGAAGTGAAGATTATCCTTCTGTTAGTGAAGCAGAAGCAGACGGGCTCTGGCACGCCAACTGCACTCACAACACTACATTATGGGTGGAAGGGTTAACTACTAAACCAGAGCCAGTTGATAGCACAGATAATTATGAAGAAAGACAAACTCAACGCTATATGGAAAGAAATGTACGTAAATGGAAACGCAGAGAGGTTGCTGCAATGACTGATGATGAAGCTAAGAAGGCTAAAAATTATATACGTAAGTGGCAAGGTAAACTTAGAGAGCATACAGAAAAAACCGGAATGTATAGAAAATATGAGCGAGAAAGCATAAAAACTGCGAGATAACATTACGTATCATCTGCGTTAAAGATGTAAAATACTAAGGAGGAATTATAATGGCTGATGAAAAAGGAAAAGTAGAACAAGAAGAAAAAGTTGAGGAAGCGACAGCTGAAGAAGTCGATAAAACAGAAAAGGAAGATAAAACTCAACAGGATGAAGTAAATGAACAAAAAATGATACCTTATTGGAGATTTAAAGAGGTGGTTGATGAGAAAAATAAACTTAATGACCAGCTGAAAGATTTGCAGGATAAAATCGAAGATATGGATGATCCAGAAGAAATTAAAAAGCGGCTTAATGAAGAAAAAGAACAACTTGAAAACAGGAATAAGGAATTCATTAAAAAATCAGAGGTTAAAGTTAAAGCAATTGCTGAAGGTATCAGAAAAGAAGCGCTTGATGACTTCCTAAAAGCTATGTCAGATAAGATTGAACAGTTAGAAGTTGATGGTGAAGAAGTCAAAGGTGTTGATGAGTTGGTAACAGGCGCAAAAGAAAATAAGAGTTTCTACTTTGGCGAAGAAAAAGCATCTAGTGGGAAAACAGCAGGTGACTTCAATTCTTCAAAGGAAACTACATCACAAGACAGCAACGAAGATTGGGCCAAAAAAATGGCTGATAAATTTACATTTTAATTAAAAATTATAAAGGAGAGATTTTAAATGGCTAATAGTATTGCACTAGCAAAAAAATATACAACTTATTTAGATGAGGTTTACAAAAGAGGATTAACTTCCGACGTATTGAGCATTCCACAAGAATTAATTAGAAATGGGCAGAATGCAGGCGAAGTATTGCTTCCTAAAATTGCATTAGATGGTTTAGGTGACTATGACAGAGCGACAGGTTATCCTACAGGTTCTGTTAACTTTAATTGGGAAACTCACACATTGACACAAGACAGAGGTGTTCAGTTCACAATTGATAGACAAGATAATTTACAAGCATTAGACAGCGTATTTACATTTACAGCCAGTCAATTTTCCAAGCAGGAAGTTGTACCGGAATTAGACGCTTATAGATATGCTCAAATTGCTTCTAATGCAGGAACAACTGTTAATGCTGATTTAGATAAAACTAATGCAGTAGAAGCTATTGATGCTGCTATTGTTGAACAGAGATGTAATGGATATTGGTGACAGAACATTTGATACTTATGATAATATCCCAGTAGTCAAAGTCCCACAAGGTAGATTTTATACTGGAATTACACTCAACGATGGTAGTACTACTTTTGGATATTCTGCAACTACTGGTGGAACAGATTATGAACTTAACTTCCTGTTAGTGCACGATGCAGCTGTACTTCCAATTGTGAAGCAAAGACAACTTAAAGTATTTGACCCAGATACTAACCAGAGCACAGATGGATGGTTAATGCAGTCTAGAGTATATCACGACATCTTTATTCCAGATAATAAGACTGTTGGAATCTATGCTCACACAAAAGCTACAGCTATAGTGTAAGGGTGATAATTAATGAAAATTAGAAGAGGCGGTGTTACTCGGCACGTGTCAGAGCGTGCCTTTGACACCAAATTTAAGCAGCAAGGATATGAAATTGTAGAGGAAGTTGAAGAGAAAGAAGAATTGGCAGATAAAACAGTTGATGAATTAAGAGAAATTGCTAAAGAAGAAGGATTAACTGGTTACTACAAATTAAATAAGGATGAATTGACAGCTGAAATTGAGAAGGTGAAGTAAATGAATGTAGGAGAGACAATATTAAAACTATATAATTGGATTAATGGAGAAGCAATAACAAATATAGCAAATGGTAGGAAAGCAGTATTAACTGAAACTCAATTAATAGAATCTCACTTTTCAGAAGAATATACAACTGCACAGACTGATACAGCAATAATCACACCTTCTGCTGGTAATAGACTAATTATAACTGATGTCGCTATACACACTAATGCTACAACTGGAGTGGTAGAGTTAGATTTAGGCGGCGCAAAAGTCGCGAGGTTATATTCAAGTGTTAATAATCGTTTTGCTCCACAAGTCAAAAGTGGAACAGGCGCAGTTGACCAACCACTAACATTAACTACTACTACCGGAACAAACAAAGTATTTGTGTCGGTTAATTATATAGAAATTGAAGGTTAGGTGATAAAATGGCATATGCAACATTAACAGAATTAGCTGATTATCTAGGTGTGTTAGAATCAGACCTACCAGACGACGCTAATAGGTTATTAGAGCGAGCAAGCGAGTTGATAGACTATTACACATTAGGTAGGATAATTGCCGGAGAAACAGCATCTAAAGCTACTGTAAGGCAGTATGAATGGTGGAGTCAATTCGATGAGTTTAATACGCAACAATTTTTTAGCAGCATACAGATTGGTCCCTTTCAGGCTAGTAATGCGGGGCAAGCGGGACAAGGTGGTCCTCCAGAGTTAGCACCGAGAGCTAGGCAATTATTATTATTAGCCGGATATCTCAATAGAGGTGTTGATGCACGATGAAACTACCCAAAATTGTACAGCCACATACAGCTACTATTAAACCTTATCTTGGCGAGGGTGCTTATGGCCCAGTCTGGGGTGACACTTATGACATAGACTGCTATTTTGTGCATAAGAAAAAAATAACCTTTGATGAGGAAGGAAATGAAATTACATCACCTTCACAGTTGCATACTTCTGCTGACATCAAACCTAAAGAACAATCAGAAGTTAGCTTTGAATGGACAAGCAAACCATTAGAAGTGATTGCAGTCAACAGATATGACAATGCACTAACTGGCAACTTATCAAATGTAGAGATAATGTTGAGGTAGGTGATTATATGGCAAAGTTCAACTGGTTTGATGATGTAGTCGATGAACAATTAGAAAAAGCAGGCAGAGCCACTTGGAGAGCTGCTGAATCAATATTAACCGAGTCTAATAAGAAAGTACCGCATGATACAGGAACGCTTGAGCGAAGTGGAGTTGTAACTCAAGATGGATTAAGTGGTATGCCAAAAACTGTGTATAATCAAGCTGAAAATGAACAATGGCCAAAGCATAATTTCAAGTTTGATTTTCGCAAAAAGCCGATATTCTACATCTCATATAACACGCCTTACGCAGTTGAAACTCACGAAGTATCAAAAAACTACAGAAATGGTAGAGAAAGCAAGTGGCTTGAAACTACATCAAAAGCAATGAGTGGAAAGATAGAAGGTTGGATAAAAGAAGAAATGAAGAAGGGATAATATGCTGGATGAAGTAATGCAAAGACTGGTAAATAATATAACAGACATAATTTATGACGAAACTGGCATAAGTGGTAACATATTTCAAGATAATATGCCAGCTGAACCAGATATTGCTGTAATGGTGCAAGGTACAGGCGGCTTTCCACGTGATATGTGGTTAACAGATTATTTTGAGCCTACTATGCAAATTATTGTTAGAGGAACACGTGACCCAAGAGTTGCAAGAAGTTTGGTTGATGAAATTATAGCAGAAATTGGGGTTTTAGGAGAAGAAAA